AAGGGGACAGACTGTAAATCTGCTGCAAATTGCTTCGGTGGTTCGAATCCACCTCCATCCATTTTTTATCAAATAAAAGTTGCAAGTGATACCAATTTGGTGTTACAATATAATATGTTAACGCGGGGTGGAGCAGTCTGGAAGCTCGTCGGGCTCATAACCCGAAGGTCATAGGTTCAAATCCTGTCCCCGCTACTCAAATGCCCAGATAGCTCAGTTGGTAGAGCAGAGGACTGAAAATCCTCGTGTCACTGGTTCGATTCCGGTTCTGGGCATTTCTTACTGTCACAAATTAAATATTATGTATGGAGCACTAGCTCAGTCGGTAGAGCACCTGACTTTTAATCAGGTTGTCGGGGGTTCGAATCCCCCGTGCTTCAGTAGTAAAGCCTTGATTTTACAGGGCTTTTTTTATTGCGTGTTGCATTTCGTGTTGCATATCTTAGAAATTGACTCCATAAAATCAGAATACCTCATCCTCAGTTCAGGGGAATCTTGCATCCCAATATTGCGCAGCCACGCCGTATATCCTTCTGGCAAGTCTGGTTCCGCCATTCCAATTTGTCCCTCAAAGTATTCGTCAATCATATTGTCCACCCGCTGCCGTTCCTGCCCGAAGGTATGGGTATATACCTTTTTCATTACGGTGTCAGTTTTCCATCCACCACGCTCCTGGGCATATTTGTCGGGAACCTGCAGGAGGGCCATAACGGAGGCGTTGACGTGCCTGAGGTCATGATAGGTCATCGGCTTTAAGCCGGCTTTTTCTATTAAGCGTGTGAAGCGGAAATATACCTGCGACCGTGTCATAGGTACTAGGCGGTCCTCTTGCGGATCTGTCTGTGATATCAACTCCTGAATGTAGGCCGGCATGCGGTGCATCCGGGTTCGGGTCTTTGTCTTTCCTTTCCGCTTGACCACGGGCTTGTTATCAACATCCACAACAACTTCTTCTACCACAAGATAGTTTCCCCGGATTGACTTCGTTTTTGTCAACCCGCGAACCTCGGACATGGAAAAAGACAGCCACATGGCAAGCATAACAGCCAGCTCTACTTCTGAGCCTTTTACGGCGGTGTATATTTCATCAGGCAAGGGTAAGTCCTTAATATGCGTTTCGGTCTGCGGTAGGCGCACTGTGCAGTCCAAAGAGGGAATATATTTATTGAGGACAGCAGTTATAAGTCCGTACTCATTATGGACCGTTTTGGCGGAGATATGGGCCTTGTCCTTGCGTTTAGCGTTGGGACGCTTTGCTTCCAGATTAACAGCGTCCTGAAGTCTCTGCCGGGTCAATTTTTTAAGCGGCAGTTCCATAATATCCGGAAATGCATTCTTTTGGATTTTACGGTATCCCTGAATGGTTGTAGGCGATAGAATCGCGTCAGATGTTTCGATATACGCATCGATTGCATTACGCAGGGAGCTTGAGGATATATGACGGCGCTGTTCCTTCTCCATAGCGAATTGGGCCGCCATAAATTCAGCATCTTTTTTTGAATCTGCTGTAAATGATTCATAGTGCCTTTTTCCGTTATCATCTGTGTAATCGTAGGCCTGGCAGCGCCAGGAACCTGATGGTAACTTTTTTGCTGTTGGCATAGGTATACCTCCTAAAAATTTGTATAAAAATAACACCTGTACAGGTGCCGGAGGTCGTGGTAAAATATCTTTGTGATAGGGATGCTTTACCGGCCTTCTGGCCTGTACAGTATTCAGTTTTTCCGCTCTGGCGTTGGCGCGCTGGGGCGGTTTTTTATTTATTTGATTTCTATATACTCGATGGATACTGCGGGTATCTTGCGTTTATCAATTACTTTTGGTATAAAACCGGATTTATCATATGTCTTAATTTCCGTAAGGCCCTTCCCATATCCATAAATTACTACAGTATCTCCTTCCAGTAATTTAGGCTCTTTAAGTTCTCTTTCATCGTAAATGGCAATTTCATTTCCTGACATACTGGCAATGTATGAATCGGCAAAGAGCATACTATCTTTTTTTTGAACTTCTTTAATTTTTACAGTAATTTTAACCTTTTTACTTTCATAAGTATCTGGATATCTTGCTAAATTTTCATAAGATACGGACTCAGCAGTTTCTTTGAACGCAGATTCATCAGCAATGGCTTTTTCCTGCTTTATTTTATCGTATTCCATTTTTCCTTCGTTATATTTTTCTTCTTCACTTTCTCCGAATGAATCGATGTGCGCATCAATAATTTCTAAATCATATTCATCACCGCTAACAATTCCTGTTATCGTTACAAATTCTCCTGAATTTATGGATTGGTAATTTTCTGCAAAAATTTCAATAAATTCACCAATATCATATGTGGAGGTTAGTTTTTTTTCTTCATCATCACACTTCCCAATAGGAAGGGTGGTAGTGACATATTTACCAATGTAATCCTCTCTGTTTTCTATTAAATCCATGCAAAAAACATTTTCTGCAGGAACTGTTTCCGAAAACAGTGCAGCCTCTGTTTCAACAATACTGATTTCTTCAGTACAGGATTCCTCAATAATAGATTCGCTTTCCTTGCTCAAATCATCAGTTTTTTTATTTGAAGTAGTAGATGTAAATGACGCAATGGAACAAACTAAAAACCCGACAACCCCAATAATAAATGTTAATACTAAAAACAGATATTTTCTGTTGTCACGGTTAACAAAGAAATCTATTGCACCTAAAATGAAACCACCCCAAATCAATGGTACAACTTGAAGTAAAGTGCCTAAAATAACTAAAATCAAAGAGGCAATACTTAACCATGTATTCTTTATACTTGTAATATTTGTAGAGTCATCCAAATTATTTTTCACTACCACTGAAGGTGAAGTAGATTTTTGCAAATCTGAATAATTAATATTTAAGAATTCTTCTTTTTTGTCAGTACTATTTTCACTATTATGGATCGGATATCCGCAATGCGGACAAGAACTAGCTTTGTCACTGATTTCCCTTTCACATTCAGGACATTTAATAAGTGCCATAATATTTTCCTCTTTTCTCATAAGATTGTTAAAATGCCTGTCGGTTATTTCAACCTTAATTCAAGCAATTCCGGTGGATATCCGGTAGATTGACATAGTTGTTCTTTTGTAAATCCAGAATACTCTTGTAGCAACTCATTTGATAATAGTAAATAAGCTGCAAATATATTGGCTTCTCTTTCGATACCGCTGGTCAATAAGAGAGTACGATTTTTTATGAACGCACAATTTTCTTTACGATGAAATAATGCATGCCCTAATTCATGGGCAATCACTATTTTAAAAAATATACTATCCTCTGGAATATCTTCATTGACAAATATCCAACGCTTACGATTAATCAGTTTGTAATTTCCAGCTATATTTCCGAGCGGAAGAATCGCTATGGTGATTCCGAGGGAACGTGCGATTTTTGCTGGGTCACGAGTTCCAGTGAGATTTACATAATAATTTACCAACCGTTTTGTTCTTTGTGTAAATATTTCCAAAATATCCTCACCTACTTTTTATTCTTATGAGGGTTATATTTAACCTTGTTTTCCTTTTTAGTTTCTCTTAAAGCGTATTCGATAGCATTTTGGAGTAAGTTAAGGGATGCATTGTCGATCTCTACTCCATTATAGTACAGAGGGGAGTCTTCTCCTTTCTGAATTTCATTCATAATTCTATCCAAATCTCTTGCGATATCGCGCTCATCTCTAGCCGTAAGCGTCACTTCATTAACGCTTTCTTCTTTCTTTCCTGTCATAAGGTATTCAACAGATACTCCTAAAAAATCTGCAATTTTAAGCATCTTGTCTGTATTGGGTTTACTTTTGCCTTTTTTCCATTCAGAAAATACTGGGGATTTAATTCCAGTAGCTCGCGTTACATCGGCCGCTTTTAAGCCTTTCTCTACTAACAATTTTGCGAATATTTCGTACAAACTGGTCACCTCTTTCAATATCTAGGAAATTCTAAAAAATGCTTGACAATATAGAGTATCCTAGATATAATGAGGATACAAGTTAGGAAATCCTAGAAAATGTAATATGTTTGTGGTTATTCATATTATATAGGATTTTCTAACTAAAAGCAATAAAAAAATTAGGAAAGGAGGAAAATCATGTTTTCATACAAAAAATTCAGAGAACTTTTGTCTAAAAATAACATTACGTCCTATAAGGTAGCTAAAGATACAGGGCTGTATTCGACATTATTCTCTGATTGGAAATCGGGAAAAAGCTGCCCCAAAGCTGACAAAATCAAAAAAATTGCTGATTACTTCGGCGTTCCAATTACTTACTTCATTGAGTAGCGTATCACATGAAGTGTCCGATAAAACGGATTCATCCGATACCTAGATTTTAGAACGAATGTTCGAATTAATCAATAGGTAAATATTGAAAGGTGGTGAGAAAGATGTCGAAAACGTTCTGTTTAGGCAAATACGGAGAGCGTAAAAAGACGGTGAGATGCATTTTAAATGCGGGAATAAAAAGAAGAGCACTCAAAAATGCAGACCTCAAAAGTGCTATCAACGAGAATACTCTGGGCAAAAGAAAGAGACTGCCGGAGACATTTGTACTCGGTGAACTTTGGCGGATAGACGATATCCTGCATTTTACCGATGCGGAAATTTTACAGATGTTTGGAAGAGTTCCGAAGGAAGGAGGATGAAACAATGTACATACCTGAGTTTTGGTGTGGGGTGATAACAACGGTTATCACAGAGGTAGTTGTATTAATCATTGCGGTAGCATGGCTGTTAAAAAAGTAGAGGAGGTGAAATAAGAAGAGATGAACGAATTAAGATTACTTGAAAATGAACTGGTTCCGGTATACGTGACCAGCACAGGAGAAAAGGTTGTATATGGCTCAGAGTTGCATGAAGTTCTGAAAGTCAAAAGCAACTATAGAGACTGGATCCGGAATCGTCTGAGTGAGTGTGAGGCCGTTGAAAACGAGGATTATGAAGCCGCTAAAATTTTAGCGCCTTCTGGACAGACCATGAAAGAGCACATAATCAAGCTGGATACAGCCAAGGAAATGGCAATGCTGGAACGCAATGAGCAGGGCAAGCGGGTACGCCGGTATTTCATTCGGATTGAAAAGAAATATAAGGAAGAGAAACGTTCTGGCCCCACCTGCATTGAAGATGTACTTATCCAGAGCCTGCAGGAGATGAAAGATATCCGGGCCAGGGTGGACAAGCAGTCGGAGGCAATTCACACGGTTAAAGAAGCCATGACGGCGCCGGCAATAGAGGAACCATTCAGCACATGGGTGGCTCGGACAATTGAGAGGATTGCTAACAGCCCAGATTTTAATGAGAACTCCTTCCGATACCAAACGGTTTGGGGAGAGAGTTATAAGCGCCTGACGGACAAGGCCGGATGCCGGCTGGATGTGCTCAAGAAGAACGCTCAGAAACGGGCAGAAGAAAACGGTGTGTGTAAGTCAAAGGTTAAGGCAATCAGCAAATTATCTGTTATTGAATCAGACAAGCGCTTGAAAGCTCTCTATATTACAGTTCTGCAGGAAATGACCGTGGCCTATTGCGTGGAGGATGAAAAAAATGAGAGTAATACAGACAATGTCTTTCCTGGCTCTGATGCTGGGAGCTGGTGGGATTGAGAACCAAAAAGGAGAGTATCAGCCGATAGCCATAGGAATGACGATTGCAGGGCTGGTGATAGCGCTGATTACGTCCAGAAAGGAGGAGCATGTATCTACAATTTGAGGAAGCCGGCCTGATAGTCGGCACCCCGGAATGGGAAGAACGGGAGAAAGAAAAACGCTCCGGCCTGCGGGAACAGGACACGGAGCAATAGAATATAAACTCAAGTGCATTATAGCACGAAAGGAAATGTAAATGCAATTGATATTTTGTAATGATAATACCTGCCGCCACAACCAGAACGGTGTGTGTCTGAAACCGGAGCTGCATATAGGCACAGAACAGACCGGAGTTGAGCAGGGCAGAGCAAAAATTTACAGTGTTTGCCGGGATTATACGGAGAAAGGAAAGAAAAATGCCGGAACATATTGAAAATCGGATGATTACTGAATCTGAATGGCCTAGACAAGAACGAGAACATTTTACTTGTGCCCGTTGCGGGGCACCGATTTATCGGGAAGATGTAGAAAACTATGCGGACGACTGCTATGAAATCGACGGTGAGTACTATTGTAATGATTGTATAGCGGATGCCGCCAGGGATATCTTCCGGGTAGCTATATAGGAGGGACACGATGTTAAAAAGTTACAAGGAAATGCGGAAGATAGATGTGAAGCCTTATTGTGAAGAACGGGAAGGCATGACATATCTTAACTGGGCGAAGTGCATTGATTTGCTGCATGAAAATGGGGCAGAGATAGTTTACTGGATACCAATACCAGACTCCAAAACAGGCAGTAGTCTAAGAATGTCCGATGTAGTTTTCACCGACAGTAAGGGAAATACAAATCGGTGCTATGAAACCCGTATCCTGGTGGTAATAGATAATAAAGAATACGAGATGCAGTCCCCGGTTATGAATGGAGCCAATCCAGTTAAGGATAATTCTATGAGCCAGCAAAGGGTTTGGAATAGTATGTGCAGGTCATTCGTTAAATGCGTTGCGATACATACCGGATTAGGGTTTGACCTCTGGCTCAAAGAAGAGATGCAACCCTTCAGTAACCGGATGCCCCAGGAGGAGGAACGCCCTACGCCCGCCCAGATTAAAGTCCTGAAAGATAAATGCAAAAAATACAAGATTAATGTTGAGTACTGGATATCCAGTAATGGAAAGAAGTGGGAAACGCTTACGGCCAGTGATGTTGGTAAGATGCTTTCCGTAATAGCAGAGAAGTATGGTGATGGAGATGCACAAGACAGTTACGATTAAGAAATATCGTGAAAGTGGTGAGGATACCGACCTGATAATAACAATACCTGGAATACATCTGGGAGATATATTGTGTAAAAAAGGGATCAGTACTGCTGAACTTAGGCTGGATGACGGCAGGCATATATCCGCAGAGCAACGCAAGAAAGCCTATGCAACAATTAGTGATATTGCTGATTATACCGGTTATCTTCCGGAAGAACAAAAAGAATGGCTGAAGTATCTTCATATTATCAGAACTGGATGTGCTTACTTTAGCCTTTCTGACTGCACAATGGATACTGCCAGGGAATTCATAAATACCATACTTGAATATGCAATAGAAGAAGGAATTCCACTTTCCGAGGATGCCATTAATAGGACAGATGATATCAACAGATATTTATACTTCTGCATAAAGAATAAAAAGTGTGCAGTTTGTGGGAGACCTGGTGAGATTCATCATGAGGACACAATCGGAATGGGAAATGACAGAAAAAAGGTGGATGACTCAAATCATAAGAAGATATGTCTTTGCAGAATACATCATACAATTGCGCATCAAAAAGGTGTTGCCGAATTCAGAAAGGCTTATAAAGTTTATGGAATTGTAGTCCATGAGTAAGGTGTAACGCCGGAAGGCTTACATATATTTGCGAGTGCAGGGACGATATATCACGGGCCAAGTCCTCCTATCTGAAATGGCCGGGCGGCCTGACGAGCCGCCCACGTCCCGCCGCAGGAAGGAGCAGTATGAAGATACAATTATTTGATGGTTATTTTATAGAACCGGATCCTCTTAATCTGGCATTAAAGCAGAGTTATACCGGACAGAGTAAAGACGGCAGTGAGCGGGAAGGTGAAAGGATTATTGGATATTGGGGCCGTGGAAACCTTCCGGGACTTATCAAACGCTTTTCCAGCCTTATAGAGACACCGGAAGATGATGCCAGGATAATTTCCATGAAGGAGTATGCAGACAGGGTTGAACAAAGCCATAAAAAGCTTGAGGACTGGTTAAAGGAGAACTATGCGAGAATACAAACTGATATTGAAAGGGACTCTTCCGGGTCTGAATGATTACCTGCGTGCTGAACGTTCATTTACACGCCGGGGAGGCAAGGGGCATAGCTGCGGCAATGATATGAAACAGGAATGTCAGATGCTTATATCCAATTCTATCCGGCTGCAACTTAAGCGGCTGCGGATACATAATCCGGTATTCATTCGGTATAGTTTTTACGAACCGAATCGGAAACGTGACCTTGACAATATCGCAGGTGTGGCCCATAAATTTGTCCAGGACAGCCTGGTAAAGTGCGGAGTGTTGGAAAATGACGGGTGGGACAATATTATAGGCTTTTCGGATCAGTTCTTCCTGGACCGTCGAAACCCACGGATTGAAATTATAATTCAGGAAGAAGGTGGAGCGGATGAACATACTTGATTGCATCCCAATAGGCCATAAAAACGCCATAGACAGGGATACATTAAATCGCCTGATGCGTATGGGCGACAGGCAAGTACGGCGGCTTATTAAGGATATAAACGATTCTGGGGACGATACCATCCTGATTATTAATCTTCAGGACGGAAGAGGGTACTTCCGGCCAGCGCCCGATGAAAATAATCTTGTTAAGTTATGGCGGGCGCAGGAAAGGTCCCGCGGAAGTGGTGTTTTTGGAAATGTCAATGCTGCTGACCGATATCTATCCGGGGGAGCGAAGAAACAGAAAAAAGTGAACTTGCTTGAGAAAAACCAGATAAGCCTTGCTGACTGGGAAGCGGAGTTGAGCAACAAATAATTTATGATTTTAAACCGGTTTGAAATAAATAAGAAACTGTAAACCCAAAAGTAGAAAGGAAGCCATGAACGCAATTGAACTTAAGGATATTGCTGGAGGTGCGCTGCAGGAGAAAGCGCAGGCGGCAATCGAAGAGGTAATTAAAAACATGCAGGATCCGAATACTCCCTGGAAGAATAAGCGGGAAGTACTGATAAAGCTTAAGTTTATCCAGAATGAGGATCGGGACGATTCCACTTGCGAAATCTCCGTGGAAAAGAAACTGGCCCAGTCCAAACCTATCGAAACTAAATTTGCCCTGGGAAAAGACTTGGAAACAGGGGAAGTAATCGCAGAAGAATACGGTAAACAAATCCGCGGGCAGATGTCCCTTGAAGATTACCGTACAGAGCAGGTAATCGGTGAGGATGTTGTGGACACCGATACCGGTGAAGTTGTTGGAAAAGTAACTGATTTTAGAGCAAAAGAAGCGTAGGAGGATATGAAAATGGATATGACAAAGGATGCATTACAGTATGTTGTTGGCTTGAGGAAGCCTGAAATTATTGAACTGGGTGAGGATTGCTATACAGACAAGGAAATTACAAGAATTCCCAGTGCCCTCCGCGCCCGTGCTTTAGAAATGTCTACCCTTACAAGCCTTGTGGATTACATAAAGGCAAATGTGGACAATATGTCGAAAAAGATGCTTGTGCACGTGGTTGACCCTACTACAGTACACCTTATTTCCTGTCTGGACGAGGATAGGGAACGTGAAACGCTTGTTAAAGTAAGCGCTGAACTGCCATATTTCCGTTACGGGGAATATATGGGACATGAGGAATTTATCATTGCCATGCAGGCAAAATTCCAGGCAAATAAGGATCGTGACCTGCTCCTTAAGTTTGCAGGGACCGTAGAAACGGGTACCGTCGCGCAGTATGGAGACGACGGCGTGACGCAGAAAGCAACCGTTAAAAGCGGCGTAGCATCTAAAACAGACGCTATTGTCCCTAACCCGGTAAATCTGATTCCCTATCGTACATTTTTGGAGGTGGAACAGCCGGAAAGTGCTTTTATTTTCCGCATGAGGGAGAGTGAACGCGGCGGCGTAAGCTGTGCCATATTCGAAGCTGACGGCGGAGCTTGGAAGTATGAGGCTATGCACAACATTGCAGCATACATCCGGGAAGAGCTTGAAGAAATGAAAGAGCAGTTTACAGTAATCTGTTAATACAGCATGGGGCCGTCCGCTTCCCTGCGGGCGGCCAATACGGAAATTAAGCAGGTGGTGAGTTGAATTATATTATAGAGATTAATCGTTTCTGGGATTGGGCCACGTTAAATCCGTTACCTACAGGACAGATTGCGTTGTATATGGCACTTTTGCATATAAACAATAAGAGTAACTGGGTAGAGTGGTTTCAAGCGCCCAATCAAGTGTTGTCGATACTGACGGGACTTTCAAGGTCAGGAATATTGACAGCGAGAAATGGATTAAAGCAAGCCGGATTAATAGATGTGCGCGAAAGAGGAACTAAAACAACACTGTATTGCGTTATAGCAAATAGTAAGCAAGTTAGTACGCAAGATAGCAAGCAAGACAGTGTGCAAGATAGTAAGCAAACTGAAAAGCAAAGCGACGCGCAAGCCTTATATATAAATAATAATAGTCTTATAAAAGATAAAAACATAAACATAAACAATAATCCCCCTATATCCCCCCTGGAAAAAGTTGAGCAGTTTTTTTCTGCTTACCCTAAGTCCGTAAATTTTGCCGCAAGAAAAAACGCGGAGGATGCATATTTACAAACGGTCAGGTCTGGAATACCGGAAGATGATATTGTAAAGGCCGCGGAAAATTATGCAGACGCATGTAAGATAAATAATACTCATACAAAATTTATCATGCATCCAAAAAACTTTTTGAAAGAAACTTTTTTAGAATACCTTCCGGGGCAGTATGTACAGCCTGAACCAGTTAAAAAAGAGTCAAAAAGCAAAATTGATCAGTACAATCAGTTCATGCATAGAGACTACAATGCGGAGGAAATGGAGGCATTGGAGAGGGACCTTCTGAAAGGGGAATAGAATGGCGGAAAGAAAACTTTATGACATTTACGACGGTGACAATTATATAGGCCGGTATGATGTGCACGGTATCGCTGAAATTACAGGTGCCAGTATTAAGTATGTGTATCAGGCTAGCGGCGGTGCGTTGCTATACAAAAGGCGGTATACCATACAGGATGCAGGTTGCGAGTCTGTTCGCATCTTGCACAAGGAGCCTATAAAAAACTTTCCTGCCGAATGGGCCAGAGTGACCGAGGAAGTACGGGAAGTGATAAGCACCGAGAAACGGATCCGGGAGGTATGGGACGATACAGTCCGTCCCTTCCACCGGAAAAATAACAGTATCTGGCGCTTTTAGAACCTCATACGACAAATGTATGGGAGCGTGCGGAGAATGGGAAGTAAATGTCTTTCATGGCGGCGTATAAGCCGCAGAAAGCAGGACAGATGGAACTTATAGATAAACAAGCTGTGCTTGATATTATAAACAGTTATGGCGGGGCAGATGCAACAGAGCCGGAGGACAAACGGTCGGACGATTTAGTCCGGGCAATATATGCGGATGTAGATAGTATTTCTTCCTGGATGCAAGCAGCGGAAGTGACGAATGCCGATTATATTCGTTCGTTGCCCGATGATGAACTTGAAGCAATATTAAAAAGGGCCGTGTTCTGCGGTAGCCTTAAGGCATACGATTGCACATCGGAGGAATGCAGAGGCTGTAAACTCCCGTTTTGTTGCGATATTGGAAACTGGTTACATGAGATTCATAAATAATGATTAGAGGTATTTATATGAAAAAAGAATGGATTAGTGTAAAAGAGAAACTTCCGCCGGATAAGGTGGTAGTAGAAACAAAAATAGATGATGAAAAAGGAACCAGAAACGAGGGGATGCTTTATCACAATGGCAACCTGTGGTTTCTGCCGGATGGCAGCATGTACGTATATTATGTGCCTACACATTGGCGGTAAATCCTTCATTTGGAGGTGAGGAAAATGACAAATAGAGAAGCATTGATAGAATCTCTAAAAAGTCCAGATGCAGATGAATGTACAGTTAACTACATCGATTGTCCTTATACCGCTGGACACAAATGTGACTATGACGGTGGGGCAGACCATGAACCATGTACATATTGCAAAATGGAATGGTTGGATAAGGAATGGGATGATTAAAAATACCCCTTTAACTGATTAAGCAGATTAAGAAAGGAGCCGGAACCTTCCCGGGAAAAGGCGCGCCGGGTTCCTTTCGAAAAATATGAATAGTTTAATTATTGATTGTTTCGCCGGAGGTGGCGGGGCAAGTGTAGGAATAGAAATGGCACTGGGACGGCAGGTTGATATTGCAGTAAATCATGATCCGCAGGCTATACGAATGCATAAAGTAAATCACCCCAATACAATACATTTGACAGAGGATATCTTTAAAGTTGACCTGCAAAAATACGTTGCCAACCGTCATGTAGCACTGATGTGGGCAAGCCCAGACTGTACCAGTCACAGCAAGGCGAAGGGAGGACAGCCACGGAAAAAGGGGCTGCGGATCCTACCGTGGGCAGTGTACAAGCATGCAAAAAGCATTCTTCCTGATGTAATAATCATGGAAAATGTGGAAGAAATACAGCAGTGGGGGCCGTTGAATGAAGCAGGTTATCCCATAAAAGAAAGAGCAGGAGAAGATTATCGAAAGTTTATAGGGGCAATGCAGTCATTGGGGTATGTATTCGACAGCCGGGAACTTGTGGCGGCTGATTATGGAGCGCCGACAACAAGAAAACGCTGGTATGCAATTTTTCGGAGAGACGCAAGGCCGATTGTGTGGCCCATTCCAGCATATAGCAAGGATGGAAGCACTGGTAAAAAGTGGCTGGAGTGTGGCAGTTACATAGATTGGTCGGATTTGGGAAAGTCAATTTTTGACCGTAAAAAGCCGCTGGCAGATGCGACGATGGCTCGGATTGCAAATGGATACACAAAGTATGTGGTAAATAACCCGCATCCGTACATTGTTCAGAATCAGGAAGCCGTTGCGTTCTTAATCCAATATCACGGTGAGACAAGGACGGGAGATTCCAGGGGACAACTTCTTACCGAGCCGATTAAGACAATAGATACCAGTAACCGGTATGGTTTGGTTACGGCTTTTGTCACTAAATTTTACAAAACCGGGATCGGACAGGGATGCGAAGAACCGCTTCATACAATTACAACTTCTCCCGGGCATTTTGGAATGATATCTGCGTACCTGATAAAGTACTATGGGACAGGATGTGGACAGGACATAAATAAGCCATTGGGAACCATAACCACGAGGGACAGATTTGGTTTGGTAAATGTGGTTACGGAAATAGAAGGAGAAAAATATATCCTGTATGATATTTTTCTTCGGATGTTGAAACCGGAAGAACTGAAATTAATGCAGGGATTCCCGTCAGATTATATCATTGACCGGGATATAGAAGGAAAGCCGTATCCGATTGCGGAGCAGGTGGCCCGTATTGGTAACAGTGTAGTTCCTATTATGGCCCGGGAACTGGTAAGCGCAAATTGTCCTTATCTCCGTATAGGGGAGCGCGTGGGCAATATGAGTATAGATTACAGCGGATCGCAATTGCGGTTTGCCTGATTAAATTGAACTTTAAGGAGGAATGACATGAGAAGAGACAGACAGTGGAGGAAAAGGGGAACTTTTATTCCGGAAGAAACCCGTAATATTAAAAAGATAACCTGCAAAGTGTGCGGGAAGGCATTTTATCCGAAATCAGAATATATTGCGAGGGACAGAGTAATTACCGGAGGTCTTTCCGCAGCAATGAGCGGAAGATCAGCCGAACCGGAAATATACGATGCAATGGATTGTCCGGAATGCGGATGCCAAATGGTACTTAAAAAACGGTTACAAACGGTTAAATGAGGATTTAAATGGAGAAAATGAAAATGGAAGATAAATATACATTAGAACAGATAGTTGATGCCATCACACAGGCGGAAGATGAACTTATCTGCGCAATACAATACAGAGATAGGGACGGCGTAGAAGATGTTATGAGAGATTATCTTAAATGAGGATTTAAATGGAGAAAATGAAAATGGAAGATAAATATACATTAGAACAGATAGTTGATGCCATCACACAGGCGGAAGATGAACTTATCTGCGCAATACAATACAGAGATAGGGACGGCGTAGAAGATGTTATGAGAGATTATCTTAAATGAGGAATTAAAGGAGAAAAGGGAATATGGAATTACCAAAAACTGTAGATATTATGGGGCTGATTTATAGAGTTGAAGAGGTCGATATCGTAAATAAATTCACTCCAAGAAATGGAGAAATAGATTTTCAAAGTCAGATAATAAAAATTGACAAAGGCTTAACAGAAGATAGAAAAGCAGTAGTGTTAATTCACGAAGTGTTACATGGAGAACTGGAGGCACTGGGCCTAAGCGAGATTAGTGATAACGAAAATATGGTACAGAGCCTAGCAATTGCTCTGTACCACACAATCAAACATCTCATTATTTCTTCTTAGAAGACTTTGTCTGAGATAATGCACTACCGGCAACAGATTTAGAAGTGGAACTAAATCGATTGTCTTTTAAGACCTTAGAAGCTTTAGACGCAACAGATTTTGAAGTCTGCTTAGTATTTGCCATATCTGTATCCCCCTTTCTCATAATAATTTACACTCCCCATAGTGCTGAACGAATGTTCACCCACAAGATGTAGTATATCACTTTAAAAGAGAGGTGTCAAATATGAATTTAGGAAAAGTGTTGAAAGATGAAAGACAGCGGCAGAAATTATCGCAACAGACATTAGCAGATACGGCCGGAGTGACAAAAAGGGCTATAGCCTACTGGGAAAGTGGGAAAAAGCAAATGAATGTAGAAAGCGCAGATAAGGTATTTAAAGCGCTGCACATGTCAGTGAAAATTGGTGAACAGTAGTTCACTAAATGAAAATTTGACGGCAGAGACGGGAAGGAGTAGGAACGATGGGAAGAGTATTACCAATTTTGTTTAACACCGAAATGGTACGGGCGATACTGCCTGGGCGTAAGACGGTTACGCGGCGGGTAATTAAGCCGCACAATGCCAGAAAAGCCAGCGAACAGGAGTATTGCCAGGGTAACGGCCTGTGGGTAGACCACAGCACTGATAATGGCGACCATGAGGGACACATAAAAGATTACAGTATATCCCCATGTTGGATATCGTGGAGCTACTACATCCAAAAGTATGCACCCTGCCAGACGGGTGATATCCTGTATGTCCGGGAAACGTGGGCTAAACATCCCAAAATAAAAAGATATTATTACAGGGCGAATAGCGAATGTGACGGCCATTCCACCGAATGGGGGTGTCCTGAAGCATATGACAGAACGGCAAACTGCGATTTGTGCGAATGGCTTGCTGGCTACATAAAATGGCACCCATCCCTTCATATGCCGAAAGCTGCCGCCCGTATATGGCTAAAGGTTACAGATGTCCGGATCGAGAGGTTGCGGGATATAACCGATGAGCAGATTCTTAAAGAGGGAGCAAACCTAGAAGCAATTAAGCATTACATAGCACAGATGCCGGAGGAAACAGAAGAATGGATTTCTGCCGCACATGCAGTAGAATTTTCCCATCTATGGAATTCCACCATTAAGGAACCTGACCTTGCCCGCTATAGCTGGGATGCCAAACCGTGGGTGTGGGTAATCGAGTTTGAGCGCTGCGAGAAGCCTGAAGGAGAAAAATTATGTCAGAAGAGTATTTAATAATAAAAAAGGCGCTGAAAGGATTAGCACTAACGGAAGAAGAAGACAGACTAATAAAATGGATTGCCGGATGGGATTTGTGGACAGTGCAACAGCTTGTGCAGATTATAAAAAAATGTCGTTTGCCTGAAAATGAGGAAGCAGAGGAAGGATGAAGAGATACATAATAATATTCCTGGCGGCGGATGTACTCATTACCGGGTGCGGCCAGCCCCCAGAGCCGGTTCCATTCCGGGATTCAATTTATTGGATTAAAAATTAAATAAGAAAAGAGTCCTGTCCCAGGGTTGCCTCCCTTTGTGGAACAGAACTCATGTTCGATTACATTCTTAGATTACCACCTTATGCGCATGAGGTCAAGAGTAATTTCCATTTAATGGAAGGGAAATTGAACAAAGAAATAGCGGCAGACCACCCGCCAAGATGATTTCTGCCGCTCTACCGCTTAAAGGTATTATAGCATTACTGCGCCCTTTAAGCAAGCATAAGGGAGGCATTGCGATGAAAGAACAGTTAATTAACGATGTGTTATTGAGAATGCAGGAAGTAATAAACAGGGAACAGCTCCGGGTACTGGAGCAGGTACTGCTGGCGGTTATGTACAGCGTAGATGTGGTCCGCATGGAAACCGCTCTGAGCACGGAACTGGACGATAACCAGTACATGTTGGATACCATAAAACTCAACATGCAAAAGCGGGACCTCAGCAGTAAGACCATAGAGCAGTATATGAGGGCTGCACGGATGTTTCTGGATACCGTGCACAAAAATCTTCGCAATGTGGTGCCTATAGATATTGAGTATTATCTCAATGAGTTTGCACGGGGTAAGCTCAAGGTCAACAGCCCGCAGAGTGTCAATAATGAGCGGCAGTTCCTTTCTTCCGTATTCACATGGCTTCGCCGCTGTAATTTTATAACGGCTAACCCAGTTGAAAACGTTGCAAAGAAAAAAGTGCCACGGAAACCGATTGACTTTTTGCAAGGGATTGAGGTAGAGGAACTTCGGACGGCCTGCGACCAAGATACCATTAAGGGTAAGCGGGAGAGGGCAGTATTGGAATTCCTGCTGTCCACCGGGGCCAGAGTAGGAGAGGTCCCCGAAGTTAAGATAACGGATATAGATTTTGTATCCGGCTCCTTGATGATATACGGCCATAAAGACCGAGAGTATCGGGAGGTATATCTTAATGATGCTGCCCGGCTGCATGTAAAGCGGTATCTGGATGCCAGACAGGATGATAGCCCTTACCTGTTTGTGTCTCTAAAAAAGCCAGCTTTACCAATACATGAGAGCGCATACCGGGACCTGCTGCAGGACATTAAGGCCAAGGCAGAGCTACGGCGGCGGGTATACCCACATCTGATGCGTAAGACAATGGCTTCCAGCCTGCGTCAACATGGGGCAAGCCTTGATGATATTGCGGATATCCTGGGCCACGCCAATATCAAAGTAACACGGGACTATTACGCAGCCCAGGCACCGGGCCAGCTGCGGCATGTCCATAAATCATGTATAGCATAGGAGGATAACAATGTTTAAAAACAGCGAAGGCTATCCCGACAACACGGCGGGTGAGGCCATAGAACGGGCGGACAGGCCGCCACATGCAGTAAAACAGGTAATCTATATCCTGCATCTTATTACCAGTTTGGCTGGTATGGAGATTGTGGGGCGGGTTACGCTCAAGGATAAGGAGACAGGGAGGGAATGGAGTTGATGGTGATGGACAGGAAAGCCTTGGGAGCATACGTACCTAATAAACGCCTGATTGAGCGCTGCAAGAAAAAAATTGAGGAAGAACAGTTCAGGGATATCCCTGTGGTGAAGGGGAAAGTAACTGGTTCCTCCCATGAGTTTCCTTACATCGAACAGAGATTTTCTGTTGAGATGGAGGATCCTCTGGAAGCAGATAAACAGCGTAGGAACATAGATAAATTAAATAAGGATATCCAGAAAGCGGAAAAAGAGATGGAGGCTGTGGAACATTTTATTGCAGGGATTCCGGATGCCGGAGACCGGGAGATTTTCACATATCGTTTTATTGATGGAATGAAAGTTAAGGAGGTTGCTGCGGCAGTAGGCTATACACATGGCAGGGTTTCGCAGATAATTTCTAAGTATTTGAAAGATTAACCAAATTAACACCATTAACAAAACAAGTATGTTATAATTATGCTAGAACGATTATATCAATCGTCCATTTAACCTCCCAACATTTTTAGAAGAAGCATCCTGTGTATAGCAGGGTGTTTCTTTTTGTCGGTATTTAGTGTATAATGGGAAAAAATGTAATTGGGAGGGCTAAGATGAATACTGAAATTTATTCTGATAATTGTAAAGTTATATCACATGGTTCATTTCTCTTAAAGGAAAGTGATTCTAACGCAAAGATAATAATTGATTTACGTCCTGAGTATAAGGCTAAATTGAATATTACATTTACATTTATGCCTTATAGGACAGGCCCAGAAGCGATTGTAAAGCGAAAGGTAATTGATAATGAATCGATAGAATTTATTATTTTCAATACTGAAGAGCCATTAGGAAACGGGACTGTCGGAACGAAGCCACTATTGGAATTTGCAGGTGGAAAAATTCTAACAATCAATTACATTTTTAGCAGACCTACGCCAAATAATCCACGGATGTTTACCTATGCATTCTACATAGAAGGATAGGTGAAGAGTTATGAATGATAATCAGAATGATAGAGTTAAGATAATTAAAGAAGTAAGCAATTCAGATTTAAATCCAGATATAAAGGATCACGTTCTTAAAAGTGTAATAAAACCTAACCCAAAAGAGGAGGAACCGGCTATGTTGGATAAAGTATTTGGTAAAAAGAATACCCAGATGTATATAGCATTGTTGATGAGCATTATTCTTTTGCTGGTTTTTGTTCTATTAACGTGCGTATTTAAGGATAATATGGAGTTTGTCAAGTTTCTATGGAATATCGCTATTCCGGCAATAACACTTTTATGGGGATATGCATTCGGAAAAACACAGTCATAGAATACATCTATAAGCAAGAGGTAGCCCAGCGCTGCCTCTTAACTTTTGTAAAACAAACACGATTGAGAGGTGGTAACCATACCGCCTCTTTTTATTGCCGAAAAGGAGGTGGGCCTGATGGCATTAACGCCAAAACAGAAGATATTTGCAGATGAATACCTGATAGACCTTAATGCCACCAGGGCTTACAAGGAGGCGTATCCGAAGGTCAGGAAGGATGAGTCTGCGAGGGTTAATGGAAGCAAATTACTAACAAATACTAACGTTGCGGCCTATATTGAGAAACGTATGAAAGATAGGGAACAGCGAACAGAGATAACTCAGGACATGGTGCTGCAGGAGTTGGCAAAGATAGGGTTTGCTAAGATTACTGATTTTGTGACAATAGAAGGACCGTATGTAAAAATAAAAGAAACAGCATCCATGCCGCAGGATAAGCTTGGGGTTATCGCCGGAATCAAAGAAGGGACCAACGGCATAGAAATCAAACTGAATGATAAAGAGAAGGCTCTGGAACTGATAGGAAGGCACCTGGGGATGTGGAATGATAAACTGGATGTGAAGGGTGTGGAAGGCGTGGTGATAGTTGATGATATCCCCAAAACAGACACAGGTTAAGTTATCCAGTCTGATTGCCCCTTCCTTTTATGGCCTGCATCATGACATATCTGGACACGGTCACACGCATTATAAGCTTGCCGGCGGCCGTGGTTCCACAAAGTCATCCTTTATCAGTATTGAAATCATTCTGGGAATGATGCAGGATCCGAACGCGAACGCCATTGCAATGCGTAAGGTAGGGCGATTCCTTGAGGAATCTGTATTTGAGCAGCTGCGCTGGGCAATTGATATGCTTGGTGTCGCTGACAAATGGAAAGTGAAACTTTCTCCGCTGGGCCTGACGTATATCCCATTTGGAAATAAAATTATATTCCGTGGAGCAGACGATCCGAAGAAAATAAAATCGGTTAAGCTGTCTACCGGATATTTTAAATATATATGGTTCGAAGAACGGGCAGAGTTTGACGGCCCGGAGGAAGAACGTACTATACTCCAATCGCTTATGAGAGGCGGTTCGGAGTTTTTTGTTTTCTATAGCTGGAATCCCCCGAAATCCATGAACAGCTGGGTAAACCAGGATGTATTGGACGTGAGGGAGGACACTGTTGTCAGCCATACAAATTACCGTACAGTTCCCCGCGAATGGCTGGGAGAACAGTTCTTCATCGAAGCGGAGCATCTGAAAGAAACAAAGCCAAAAGCCTACGAGCATGAATATCTGGGAGTGGCAACAGGAACCGGTGGGGCGGTATTTGAGAATGTCACGGTCAGGACAATCACAGATGAAGAAATGGCAGTCTTTGACCGGATTAAACAGGGACTTGACTTCGGATACGGTGCTGACCCGCTGGCCTATATCAAGATGCACTATAACAGTAAGCAGAAGCGCTTATATTTGTTTGGTGAAATTTATGCCGTGAAGCTGGGGAATACGAAGGCGGCGCGGGAAATTAGAAAGTTTAATCCGCTTAATAAGTTGATTACTGCAGATTCGGAAGAACCACGTGCGATAGCAGCCCTGAATGAGTTGGGACTGCGGGTAATAGGGGCGAAAAAAGGCCCTGGCTCCGTAGACTACGGGATGGAATTCCTTTCTGATGAACTTGAGGAAATCATCATAGACCCGAAACGCTGCCCGAATGCAGCCAGGGAGTTTACCGGTTATGAACTTGAGATGGATAAGGACGGGAACTTTAAAGGCAGTTATCCTGATAAAAATAACCATACTATTGATGCTGTGCGGTATGGCATGGAATCATCCATGACCAGGAGGACGGCAAAAGTAAGAGACAAAAAGAAATATGGATTCAGCTAAAGGAGGTGATAATCATGTATAACTTCACGATGCCGGCGGAGGGTTGGAACGAACTCAATCCGGACAAACAGGCAATCCGGCGCCTTATAGTTAAGCATCGGGATTTTGCGGATAAGCTGGCCCGCAACAAGCGGTACTATGAGGGGCAGCATAAGATTGTCAGGGATATGGACCGGAAGAACCGGCTTGTCTGCAACCACGCGAAGGATATTGCAGATACTGCCAGCTCTTACTTCATCGGGAACCCGGTATCCTACAAGAGCAAGGCAGATATCACACCGCTGACGGATGCCCTGGAACAGGCCGGGGCTGATGAAGCAGACGGGGACAATGGCCTTGACCTTTCCATATACGGCATTGCTTATGAGTATGATTATGTCCGGGAGGGAGAGACGGAACTGTCCATTAAAAACCTGTCGGCAGAAAATACCTTTATGGTCCATGACGATTCCATTGAAGAGAATGAACTGTTTGCTGTGTACTATTATGCCAGGAAGGACGATGCGAACAATGCCCGCACGGTATATGTAGCAACGGTACTGACCCAAAATTACCGGTATGTCCTGAACATTGAGGATATCGAGGGGCCGCAGGCATTCCTCGAGGAACCGGAAGCGCATTACATGGGAGAGGTGCCGGTTATAGAGTACCAGAACAATAAGCTTGCAATCGGTGACTACGAGCTGCAGATACCCCTCATTGATGCGTACAATGCGCTTATGAGCGACCGTATTACGGACAAGGAGCAGTTCATAGATGCCATCCTGGCTATATATGGTTTTATCCTTGGGGATGAGGATAGCAAGGATGAAGATGGAAAGACAGCATCCCAGAAGTTAAAAGAGGATGGGCTGCTGGAACTGCCGGCTTCCGATGCGAGGGCAGAGTACCTCACACGGACGTTTGATGAGTCCGGCGTAGAGATACTGAAAAAGGCCATAGAACAGGACATTCATAAATTCAGCCACATCCCGTGCATGACAGATGAATCTTTCGGCGGGAATGTGTCGGGCGTAGCTATGGAGTTTAAGTTGCTGGGGATGGAGAATATCACGAAGATTAAGACCAGGTATTACAAAAAGGGGCTGCGGAAGCGGCTTCGCATTTTTGCTAACTTCCTGTCCGTGAAGGGGATACAGGTCGATGTATCGGGCGTTGCCCCGACATTTACAAGAGCGCTACCGAAGAACCTGCTTGAAATCAGCCAGATAACAGCTAATCTCTGGGGAAAGGTAAGCCGAAAGACGTTGCTGTCCCAGATCCCTTTTGTGGAGGATCCGGAGGAAGAATTGAAAGCGGTGGAGAAGGAAGAGGAAGAAGCCTTTGAGAAGCAGAAGGAAGCCTTCGGACTCGGAAGCAATTCTCCGCCGGATAATGAACCGGAGGACAAACCGCCTGCCAAAAAGAAGCGCGGTGATGTAGATGAGTGATTACTGGATCCGCCGGCAGGCGCAACGCATGTTTGAATACATGGTTGAAGCTGAGGCGGTCGCTGATGAAATATCAAAGCTCTATCTGAAATCGTCCGGGTATCTGAGCCACGAACTGGATAAGATATTCAGTCGGTTCCGGCGGAAGCATCATCTGTCAGAAGCCGAAGCGCGCCGGCTGCTTACCAAAATGCGGGATAAAGCGTCACTGGATGAACTGAAGCGGGTACTCAGGGAAGAGAAGGATGATGCCATAAAGGCGGAACTGCTGGCAGAACTGGAAGCGCCTGCGTATCAGGCACGTTTGGAGCACCTGCAGCAGAAGCAGAACCAGATTGATATGGTAATGCGGGAGGTATACGGGCAGGAAAAGGTACGCAATACCAGTTTCTATGTAGATCTGGCAAATGAGAGCTTCTACAAGTCCATGTTTGACATCCAGCAGTGTGCAGGATACGGTTTTTCTTTTGGCGTAGTAACAGCTGAAAAGATAGACAGGGTAATCAATAGTCGATGGTCCGGCATGAATTACTCAGACCGCATATGGAAAAACACAACCGGTCTGGCGCAGACATTGAAGGAAGAACTGCTTCTCAGTCTGATAACTGGCCGGACAGACCGGGAAACGGCTGAGATAATCCAGGACAAGTTTGCAACTGGGGCCAGCAATGCCCGGCGGCTTGTGAGGACTGAAGCTTCCTTTCTGGCGAACGAAATGGAAGCCGAAAGTTACAAGGAATGCGGCATAGAACGTTATATTTATGTGGCGACGTTGGATGTGCGAACCTGTAAAGAGGATTGTGCGCCGCTGGACAGAAAGGACTTTCTGGTCGCAGAGAGAAAAGTATCAGTCAACTATCCTCCTATGCATCCTTGGTGCAGATGCACTACGATAGCATATATCGGTACAGAAGATTTGGCCCGGATGAAACGATGGGCCAGGGACCCGGTAACAGGCAAGACAATGTATGTGCCAGCAGACATGACTTACGAAGAGTGGCACAAGAAGTATGTGGAGGGAAACCCAGAGGCAGAGCTGCAAGAGCGGATGGCTAAGAACCGTTCCAAGGATAGGACACAGCATAAAACCTATGCGCGGTTACTCAGTAAGGATGTGCCGGAAAGACTGGACGATTTCCAGAGAGTGAAGTATACTGATGCTGAGAAGTGGCAGTATATGAAGCTGGATTACCGGCGCCGGAATGAATTATCTGACCATCCTGAATTGAAACTTCCTGATGCGGATAAAGCGGTGGTGTCAGAGAGCAAGTTTACAAAATATCTCTTTGGAGGCAACAATAAAGACGGCCTGCCAAAGGGAAAGAACTTTGAGGAACGGCTGGGGTACAATATTGATAATTGGAGAATGCTTCAGAAGGAGATTCGTGGGAGAGCATCTGAATATCCGGTGACGTTCAAAGGTAATGAGGGATTCGGAAACCGATATGAACAAAAGATTATTCTGTATGGTTTAAAGGGTAAGCCGGCGAATGTCGTTGTCGGATGGATTCACAGGCCAGACGGAACAATGTCTATGACAAGCACATATATCAAGGAGGTGTGAGGGAATGAAAATAAGTCAGTATGATTCGGTTGTCCTGAAGGACGGGCGCCGGGCTGCCGTTGTTGAGGTTTGGGATGAAACACATTTTCTTGTTGACGTGGGAAGCTCTCCAAAAGATTGGGATACCATAGAAATTACTATGGACGATATAAAATCAGTAGTTGATGAATGAACCACCGGATAATACTGGTGGTTTTCTTATGCGGAGAAAGGATGGTATAAAATGGATAAACCCAGAATTGAAATACAGACTCTCGGCGGAGTATTCGCAAAGGTACTTGTAGATGGAAAAGAAATAGAAGATGTAACCGGATACCGCGTAGAGCATAGGGCCGGAGAACTTCCCCATCTCTATTTAGAGATGAAAGCAACTAATATGGCTATCAATGAGAAAGTTGTTCCGGCTCTGCCTGAGCCATATAGTCATTTTTATGTATCAAAGAATTTACTTTTGGAAAAAGGATTATTGACTGAAATGCAAGTTGAGGAATTATAGGTACTTTGGAGCCGAATTATAGATAATACAATCACCATTGCATAAGTCTGCATGCGGGCAGTCAAAAGTTCCTTTTTCATATTTGGTTGAGTTTTTAAGAGTTGGCTCACCAATGTAATCTATTATAATAGTTTGTTCCTTCTGGTTAATTGAACATAAACCTGATATTTCCTGTTTTTTTATCAATGGTATCCCTCCTTTCTATGGCTCAATTACAGTATATTAAGAAGGGGCACAAAAAACAAGATGGGAGGTGAGAAAATGCGGGTAAAGGTAATCAAGCGCTACAGCGACGTAATGTTTGGTTTAATCAAAGAGGTTGGAGAAATCTTTGAAGTATCTGAACAGAGGGCGCAGCACCTTGTAAAAGAAGGTGTTGCTGTAATCATTAAAGAAAAACAGACAAAGGAGCCGGCAAAGTAGAAAGGCGGTGATCCAATATCTCGGAGCTGTCCGTTAAACAGTGCAACAGGCGCGCGGGAGACCGGGCGTTATTTTTATGCAATGGCCTGGGCTTTGAACGGGCTGGGGCGGAAAGGATGAATTATGAAGTATAAGACTATGAGGAATTTAGGCAGATGCAGAATCCCGATGAATATTCAATTTTTTGCAGAAGGGGATGGGAACGGTGCCGGGGCTGGCGGTGATAGCAGCAATGGCGGCGGAACCGGGGACGGGGAAACAGGAGAGGGGAATAGTGCAGAACAGCCTCCCTCATTTGATGATTTTTTGAAAGGTGATGGCAACCAGGCGGAGTTTGACCGGCGTGTCCAGAAAGCAATCAATACAGCCCTGACGAATGCACAGCAGAAATGGCAGGCGTTGGCTGATGATAAACTGTCCGAAGCTGAGAAGCTTGCGAAAATGTCCAAGGAAGAAAAGAATCAATACCTGCAGCAGAAGCATGAGAAGGAACTGGCAGACCGGGAAGCAGACATAACCCGCCGGGAGTTAATGGCCCAGGCAAAAGTTACCCTGGCAGAAAAAGAGCTGCCCGTGGGGCTTGCTGATGTGCTTGTGTACACAGATGCGGACTCCTGCAGTAAATCCATAGCGTCTATGGAAAAAGCCTTCCAGGAGGCCGTGCAGAAGGCTGTGGATGAGAAGCTTAAGGGAGGAAAACCCCCGAAGAAAGCGCCGGAACCGGATGGCAATGGAAACGGTGCACAGTCATTTGTCGATGTTATCAGGAAAAACCAATCTAAGAGATAAGGAGAAAAAGAATGGGATATTTAAAAGATGAATTAACCGGCTTTGTGCCGAAGGTGCAGGCCCAGGAGATTATGAAGGATGTGGCGCGCGGCTCTTCCATCCTGCGGCTGTCCAAAGTGGAGACTATGACCTCCGATAACAAGAAGTTCCCGGTGATGGTAGATGGACCCGGAGCATACTGGGTGGGTGAAGGTGAGCGTATTAAGACCAGCGGTGCACAGTGGATCTTCCCGGAAATGCTGGCAAAGAAACTGGCAGTTATCGTCCCTGTGACGAAGGAAAAGCTGAAGGATACCACTATTGATGTATTTTCTGAGTTAAAGGAGCCTATTGCTGAGGCTTTCTATACTGCTATTGATGCCGCCTGTATATTTGGAACGAATTCCCCATTTGCGCGAAATGTATATAAGGCAGCTGTGGACGCAGAAAATTATATTGTGGATGGTGCAGCAGCATCCCTCGACCTGGATGTATCGGACGTTATGGCACTGATTGAGGATGCCGGACTGGATGTAAACGGCTTTGCCGCCCATTACGGCATTAAGAACCGGCTGCGTAAATTAAGGGATGCCAATGGGAACGCCCTGTTTGTCCCTGGGGTAGACCAGAATGAATTTTATTCCAGCCCTATTGAGTTTTCCCGGAATGGTGCATGGGATAAGGCCAAGGCGGAAATCGTGGCTGCTGACTGGACAAAATCCCTTGTAGGTATCCGTGATGGGCTTGAGTATGAAATCCTGAAGGAAGCAACACTCCAGGGGACGCTTGACGCTGACGGAAAGCCGATCTCCCTGGCAGAGCAGGACATGGTTGCAATCAAGGCAACAATGCGTCTGGGATATCTGCCGATAAAGGATGAAGCATTCTCTTTGCTGGTGAAAACAGCGCCCACTCCGGCAGAAGGGGGCAACTAATATGAAATGTAAGTATGGTGAAAGAGAGATTGATGTATCAGGGAAAGCCTTCCGTGTAATCTACAAGGAACAGGGATATACTCTGGTGGAAGAACCCGTGCAGGAGCCTGTAAAAGAAGAACCCGAAGGGGCCGAACAGGGGGAACCGAAACATCTGGAAGATATGACCCTGACAGAGCTGAAAGCCCTGGCGAAAGAGAAGGAGCTGGAAGGGGTGTCTGCCCTTAATAAAGCGGAACTGCTGGAAGTCCTTAAGGAAGTGGTCTGATGGCTGACAATCTGGAAAAATTAAAGGTACTGACAGGGGAGGGTGACGATAAATTGCTCTCCCTTTTGTTATCGGATGCCGAAGAATATGTGCTGGCTTATACATGCCGGACGCACTTGATTCCGCAGTTGGAAAAGCCTGTCCGTGACCTGGCCCTGATTGCTTACAATCGCTTGGGTACTGAAGGGGAAACTGGCCGGAGCGAAGGAGGCGGCAGCTACAGCTTTGATAATGCACCGAAGCATATCTATGATATCCTAAACCGGTTCCGGCTGGCGCGGATTGGAGGAAAAGCCTATGAGAATGAAGGGAAGCACCCTGAAACAATACCACCTGCGGAACCGTAAAGTGGAGAGGGACCGGGAAGGGGTGTCGGTCGAAAGCTTCGGTGAGGCCCATCCACTAACGATGCAGGTATGGCCTGCCGGCGGGAAGGTGCAGACAGAGCAGTATGGGGACCGTCTGAACTACATCTTTAACTGCCGGGTGGAGGGCAAGTATAGTCCTGTAGCGGATAAGGACGGGCTGATATATCAGTTTGACGGTTTCAGCCTGCGGGAAAAGGACGGGATATGCTTGTATGCATCCCCGGACAGCCTGCCGGATTATCGTATCATTGCGATTAAACCGTACAAGCCACTATACATGGAGGTGGAGAGGATTGTCCATTGATGCAAATAAACTTGTAAGGAAACTTGATAACTTGTCGGATATTGATTTACGCAGGGGAGTAGGACGGGCGATTAAAACGGTGCAAGCAGATGCGAAATCATTTTGCCCTGGAAATACCGGTGAACTACAGCAGTCAATCATGACTACAGTAGAGGGGACGCCGGATCATGCAATAGGAATCTGCTTTAGTAATAAACATTACACTCCGTTTGTGGAGCTGGGGACGGGGCCGAGGGGGGAAGAGAACCATGAAGGGATATCCCCGGCTATATCTCCCGCCTATACACAGTCTCCCTGGTGGATTCATGAAAGCCAGGTGGACAAGGAAATCGCTGAAAAATATCGTTGGTTTAAGATAACCACAAAAGACGGCGTGTTTTACCAGTGCACCGGACAGCCTGCGCATCCTTTTCTTTATCCAGCGCTCAAAAACAATGAGGAAAAGGTAGCTGACCTGATAGCAGAATACTGCAGGAAGGAAATGGAATGAAAAATGTAAAAGACCAGGTATATGAAGCCCTTAAAACAGTCCTTGATAATGTATCGGACATATACCCCAGCGATTGGGCACACCTACCGGCAATCCAGTATGTAGAAGAAGATAACAGTGTATATGAGAGGACTAAACAAGGGGAGCAGAAATCCCGCGTCCGGTACCGTATTGATGTCTGGAACGGTGGGAGCACATCGGAAGCTGCCCTTAAAGTGGATGCAGCTGTGTCTGCCTTGGGGTTGGTCAGGACGGGCTGCCAGGACGTACCGGACCCTTCCGGTCTGCGGCATAAACAGATGAGATACGAGGGCATTATTGATATGCATTCAGAACTTGTATATTGGAATTAAGAAGAAAGAGAGGAAACAAGCATGTTAGCAAATGGAGCAGAACTTGGATTAAAAAAAGGTGATGCAGCAGAATATACGGATCTTCCCGGACTGCAGGAGATTCCGGAAATAGGGAACACGCCGGAGAAGGTGGATATAACCGTCCTTAAGGATAAGGTAAAGAAATATGATATGGGCATTGGGGACGCGGGGGAACTGGTTTATAAGTTCCTGTACGATAACTCAAAAGCAGACTGCCCTTACCGTACCCTAAGAGCCTTGGAGGCAGCCGATGGAGTTGGTTCCTTCTGTGAGACGGATGCGGACGGGACAAAAATCCAGTTTGACGCAAAGGTATCTGTAAAGCGTACCGGCGGCGGTGTGAACGGTGTTATCCAGTTTGATGTGACGATGGCTATTCAGAGCGATATCGTTTTTGTGGACCCGGCTTAAGAATAAAAAATAATGGAGGATATGAAGAATGAATTATTTCCCGGAAGAAAAAGTACCTACGGAAGCACAGGAAACTGAGAAAAAGGAAGAAACAGCTGCTGAGAAAAAGAAAAGTATCGGCTTCGCGGTGTGGAATGTTGGCGGAACTGGTTATCAGCTGAAGCTTAGTACTGCCGGTATCAAAGAACTGGAAAGCCGGTATAAAACCAACGTCATAAACCTGATGCAGCCGCAGGATGGGGAATCCCTGCCGCCCCTAACTGTAATGTTGGATGTGACGCATGTTGCTATGAAACCCTGGAAGCATGGTGTAAAAGTGAAAGATGTGGAAACGATGTTTGACCGTTATATGGAGGATGGCGGCTCCCAGCTGGATTTCTACGCCAATGTATACATGGAAATATTTATGGTAAGCGGTTTTTTCTCTCAAACGATGGCGAAAGACCTATCGGAAACGATGGAGAAAGCCAGGGAAGATATGTAAAATCTGATGATCGAGTTACGGACGTTATAGAGGGGTTGTATCCTGGATTTCTTGAGCTGGGGTACAGCCCTGAAGCTTTTTGGGGCTACAGTATCGCAGAGATTATGGATTTAATGGCTGCGTACCAGAAGAGGGAAGAGCGCCGGCAGAAGGAAAAGATTGAAGAGTTTAAGAACCTGGCAATTGCCCTGCAGGTACAAGCTTTACAGATTGGGCAGACATTTGGCGGGACCGATGATCAGCATCCGTTCCTGACGGTGGAGAATCATTACCCTTTCTTATTCCCCAAAAGTGAAAAAGCGGAAAAGAAGAAATATCAGAAGCAGTTGGACGAAAGAAATGCCCGCTTAAGAGCCGCAGCGGCAGCGCATAACGCCCGGATCAGGGAAGCCAAAGGAGGAGGTGAACCATAATGGCAGAAGGCACAACGTTGGAAAGACTACAGGTCGTTATAGAAGCCAAAGCAGAAGCCTACAAGAAAGAAATTGATGCAGTAAAGGCCAAAACCGAGAAGGTTACTGCTACGGTTAATAAATGTACAGGCCGTATCCATGACGCCATAAATAAGGTCACAACCGGTTCTGCGGGGAAGGAAATCGATTCGCTTACGAACAAGCTGAATAAACAGACAGAGGCCATTAATGCACAGACTGCGAAGGTTGAAAACTTACGGAACAAACTGAATGCCATGAACAGCGGCGGGGCAAGAAACGGCTCTATTTCATTCCTAGAATCCGAACTGAAAAAAGCAGAGAGAGCAATGGCGGCGGCAGATAAGGAAATGCAGCCGCTGTTATCAAAACTGACTGAGCTGCGGTATCAGGAGGAACAAGGGTTAAAGCCGTATGGTCTGGAAGAAGTTATACGGAAGATAGATGAATTGAATCCAAAGTATGACGAACTTGAAAATAAGGTAATTGACCTGAACCGGAAGCTGGAAGAAGCGCGGATGAACCCGGAAAGCACAGCAGAAGTACAGAAGCTTACATCTGAACTGGAACTTGCTGCACAGAAACTTGACCGGCTCCGTGGGGAAGCCGCCCAGACCCATGAACGGCTTGAAAAAGCGGGTAGCGGCGGAGCATCCGGTATGGAACGCTTCCGGAAGGCCATGAGTGCCGCCGCAGATGTGATGAATAAGGTGAAGGGGAAAATATCTGGGGTTACGGCGGCATTACATAAGCATAAGAAAGCATCCGATGGCTGCCGGCTCAGTGCCGATAAGTTGTCCAAAAGCCTCTTCCGGCTGGGGAACATGTTTAAGCTTATGCTTATCCGGCAAAGTATGCGGGCTATTATCGAAGGTGGTAAACAAGGATTCCAGAACCTGGCTCAATATTCTGACAGTACGAACCAGTCCTTGTCCCTGCTTATGTCCTCCCTAACGCAGCTTAAAAATGCGTTTGCGGTAGCAGTATCCCCTATGCTGAATGCCTTTGCCCCTGCCTTAAATACAATAATCCAGCTTGCCGTTACGGCAGCGAATGCGATAGGGCAGTTGTTTGCAGCTTTAACGGGAAAAGGTACTGTGGTGCAGGCTGTCGGTGTTAATGAGGATTATGCGGCCAGCCTGGATAAAACCGGCAGCGCGGCCAAAAAAGCAGCAAAGGATATTAAAAATGCGACGCTGGGTATCGATGAACTGAATGTTATCCAGCAGAAGCAGGACTCCGGCGGAGCAGGGGGCATATCCCCTTCCGATATGTTTGAAACCGTGGAGGTGGAAGGCAAGTACAAAGACCTGTCAAAGAAGATAAAGGACATCATGGGCAAGCTTTTCCGGCCATTTAAAGAGGCTTGGAACCGCGAGGGTAAGTTTGTCATGGATTCATGGAAATATGCGCTAAATGAAGTCAAGAAGCTGTTTAAGGACATCGGAGAGGACTTCCTTACGGTATGGAACCAGGCCGAAACAATAGACATGTTGTCTGATGCACTACATATCATAGGTGATATCGGTCTTATTGTCGGGAACCTTGCGCGGAACTTCCGGGAAGCATGGAATGAAAATGAGACAGGACTCCATATCATGGAGAATATCCGTGATATTTTTGCGATCATAACCAGACATATCAGAAGTGCAGCAGGTGCTACCGTAGAATGGGCTGATAAACTGGATTTTAAACCTTTACTTACTGCTTTCGAAAGATTTACAGAGTCACTTAAACCTGTAGTGGATGCAAGCAGCGGTATTTTTGAGGATTTTTATACACAGGTACTTTTACCTTTAGGTACTTGGACAATGGAGAAAGGGCTTCCTGAACTGCTGGATGTGCTTACTTCATTTAACGAAAAGGTGGACTGGGAGAAAATACGTGGAAACCTGAGTGAATTTTGGAAGAAGTTAGAGCCATTCGCAGAAACTGTGGGCGAAGGGCTTATTTTGTTCTTACAGCGTTTCTCAGACTTGGTGGCTGGTGTGCTGAACAGTGAATGGCTTGCGGGAATCCTTGAAGCCATAGGGGATGCACTGGAAGGGATTGAAGCCGAAGACGTGGCGGACGCTATTGGGGCATTGGCTACGGCTTTCCTTGCTTTTAAAGCAGGAAGTATGGCATACAATGCAGTCTCTTTTTTAGCAACCAACCTGCCGTTATTGGCAACGATTGGTATTGTGACAGCTGGTGTAACATTGGTTATGACCGGATTCGAGGCGTTTAAGCAATGGAAAGAAGACATTGACTATATTAATGAAAACGGCTTTAAAAATTGGCAGGGCAATAATAAAGAAAATGGAAAATTCAGCCCTTGGAATATCTATGATAGAGATCCAAATGAAGCCAATAGTTTGACAGGAGTTAAATCGCCTTTCATGTCAAATGAGGGTGGATTTAATACTGATTTGGTTAAATCTCCTTTCGACATAAAAGATTGGCTTGAGGATGCTAAAACTGGAATTTCCGAATGGCAGGAGAGTAACCGGAAGGCAAGAGAAGAAGAACAGCAAGAGTTTGATACGTGGTTTACTGGATTCGATCAGACTTGCTCCACTACTTGGGATAATATAAAGGGGTACTGGTCAGAAAAATGGGATGGCCGGGGGAAGGCGCAGATCGGGCTTGGCGTAGCGCGGCATGAACGGGGCGGTGTCCGGCCCCTGGATGAAATCCTGGCCCGCCAGATGGTAAAAATGCAGGATGTGCGACTGGAGGTAGTTCGCACCGAGGATCAGGTTACGGGTGGCGCGGCCGTTGCTCGGAACCGCGGTGCCGCTGGCTTTTTCCAGCGCGATGCTGGCGGCGGTGGCATGGGCGGTGGGGCACACGCCGCAGATGCGCTGCACGATCTGGGCGGCGTCGCGCGGATGACGCCCGCGCAGGATGGATTCGAAACCACGGTACATGCCGCCGGTCAGTTTCGCATCGACGACTTTGCCGTTTTCAACCACGACCTCGGCCTTGAGATGGCCTTCGATACGGGTCACCGGATCGATGGCGATCGTGGTTTTCGTCTGGGTAGCTTCTGCCATAAAGTGGCTCCTCAAAAGCGACTGGAACGGGAAACCCCGTTCAGAGTGTCAGATAAGCGCAACCCCGGAGGATTGCCGCCTCCCGGCCGGAAAACGGCCTAGTTGACGTAGAAGGGGGACTGCCCGTCGGGGAAGGTCGGGGAGGTGCAGCCGATGCACGTGGCGTTGTTGACGCACCAGTTGACCCCGTTGTTCCATTTGCGCTCGAAGGAGTCGCAGGCGCTCCGGG